ATATAACTCTACTGATTACGAGTTAAGTCACGGTCAGGTACAACGGTGGCTAGTCAAGAATATAGATGCCGACAAGCTTGAGAAGTTAAACGATGTCCTGATCAAGGATGTTATTGAATTGATGGAAGACAGAGAGGTAAACGCATGAACACTAAACCTGATGTTCTAGCTATTGCCATCCTATTGTGGGTGGCAGTGACAGTGGTTTATCTTGTAATCACTAATCTATTCTAACTGATGAGGCCTGATAGTTACTGGCCGAAACGCGATGAGGTCGCGTCTTAGAAAACTAATTAAAATTAAATGGAATAAAAATCAATCTCAGTTGTCTAGAGAATAGACGGCTTATTTTTTCAATTAAACCAAGGAACTAACATGGACTTAATTAACCAAGATCAAAACAATCTTAACAGCAGGGCATGTAATGCCTTTATGTTATTGACTGTAAGCGTGGCAGTTTACGATGGCATAGCCAAGCTAACAGAGGCGGCACAACGTGCTGAGAAAGAGGCAGGGGCTGATGATACTGGCGCGAGAATGTATATCAATGCGCTTGGCGCTCATCATGGCGAACTCAAAATAGTCATGGGCAAATTTAAAAAAGTACGCACTTATTTATATCAAGTCACCCTCACATTTTCTCAGGCTGAGGAGGGTATGCAAAAGCGCGGAAAGCGTATAGCGCCAGTGGTGCGAATACCTGAGATTCTAAGCCACTTAAACATACTTAAGAATGAGGCATATGCCGCACTAGATGATCTGCTACCGCAATGGGATCACCTTTGTAGTATCGCTCAGTCTAGATCAGGTCGATTCGGTGATGAGGTAAAATATCCTAGCGCCTATGAAGTGCGCGAAAAATTCAAGATATGTATATCAATCCCTGAGTGCATTAGCCCAGTGGATATGGATCGCTTCGGTTCATTGCCTGTCTCACTGGCAAATGACATTGCTAAAGCATCGAACGACCAACTAACAAATCAGCTAGAATCAGCCAAAACTGAGGCGATGAAAGCCGCTAAGAATCACATGGACGTTGTATTTAAGCAGTTAAACGAGGGAAAGCGACTCTCTGAAACACTGGTATCACTCTCAGCACTGCACAGTAAAATGCTACGCGATCTAGTCAATGGTTATGATAACGATCCGCGAATCATTGCAATGGCAGACCGCATTGATTCTGAGATTGCCAACCAATCGGTGGATGTATGGAAAAATAGCGCTCATGCGCGGTTTAAATCTATGGATGCGGCAAAAGTAATCAGCAAGGGACTAGGGGCAATGGCTGAGAAAGTTACCCCTGCTCAAATTCAATCAACTAACCAATCACTAGCAGGCGGCCTATTGGCTGACTTGTTAGATTAATATTAACTAATCAAAGGAACATTATTATGGCTCATCAACTAATCAACATCACTGAATTCACCGAGACTTTACCGATTATTTTCGGGGCTAAAGTCATCCAACCCATTATTATTACTGGCATGACTGGCGGTGGTAAAACAGCGATCGGCAACACAGTTATTCGCACCGCCCTTGCCGAATCTAAAGGCCTGATGCCTGATGATATTGGATTCGTCACCGAGAGACTAGCTAGTCGCGATGCTTGTGAGGTTGCAGGCGTGGCTCTACCGTTCAAGGATGATCAAGGCAATCTGACCACCCAAAACACTAAACCACCATTGATCACCACTATTGAGCGTACAGGTAAGGCGTATGGTGTTTTACTGTTAGATGAACTACTGCAGGCTAATACCGATATGCAAAAAGTTTTAGGCGATACGCTTGACCCAATGGAGCATTCAATTGGTGGATGGCCCCTACCTAAGGGGTGGATTGTCATAGGCACTGGCAACCGCACCAAAGATAAATCTGGCGCAAATCGTTTACTTGCTCACTTGCTTGATCGAGTGCTGATGTTTGAACTGGAGTTTAACATTGATGCGTGGACTGAATGGGCATATGCCAATGATGTTCACCCTTTGATTATTGAGTGTGCCAAGGTTAATAATGACTTCTTTGCTGACTCTGTGCCTGCCACTGATGAGCAATACTGCTCACCTAGATCAGCAGTGAGAGCCTCTGACCATCTGACCGCATTCCTTAAGATCAATGGTCAGGATGCCTACCTAAACCGCACCATAAAGTCATTGCTTTCCGCTAACATCGGCAGTGGCGCGACCGAATTGCTTTGCACCTATGCGGATATCCGCGACCAAGTGCCAACTGAGGCAGACATTCAGCGCAATCCTGAGACTGCGATTGTCCCTGATGGGACTGGGCATCAAATGATTGCAGGGCATAATGCGATTGCCTCAGCAATTGATGGCAATAGTGTTAGCCAAGCATTCAGATACATCTTGCGATTGCGTACTGACTTGCAAGTGTCAATGAATGTCAGGTTGCTAATAATCTCAGGCAATAATGGGTGGGTATCTAACGAGCCGCTCGTTAAGGAATTCTTAGTTAAATACCATGATCTAATTACTTTGGGAGTATCCTAATATGAGCAAGTTAAGAGCAAGACAGCTATTCACCAATGACCACCCTGAGCAGGCAAATTCTAAGCCGTATGTTAAGGCCTTGATTATTTTGCAGGCTAAGGCTCAGGTTTACTATTCGATCCTTGCTAACACCGATGTAATCTGGACTAATGCCATAGCAACTGGGGCTACTGATGGTGTTTATGTATATCTCAACAAGGATTTTTTCAGAGGCCTTGCAAGCGATTCTCAGCGTGCATTCTTACTCGCGCATGAAGTGTCGCATATTGTTTTGCGTCACCCTCAGAGGGGCAAGGCATTCATGGATCGAGGGTATTTTAGACAGATCGGCTCAGAGCAGATCGGCTATGACGCTGGGCTATTCAATCAAGCGGCTGATTATGTGATCAATGCTGACTTAGTTAAGCATGATCTGGAATTTATTCCTGATGGCTTGTTAGATGCTGACATTGATCGGAATCAGCTAGTTGATGATGTCTATATGAAACTAGTTAAGTCTCAATACGAGCAACCTAAGCAAAAACCAACTAAGGAAAATAACGATGACAGTGATGATGATAACAAGGATGGTGCTGAGGGTAATTCTAAGGGTGATAATTCGAGTACTACTAGTGGTAACAGATCATCTGATGACACTAATGATCAAGATCAAAACGAGACAGATCAAGATCATACTGATGAAGATAGTGATCAGGGTGGTGACTCTGACATGTCTAATGATCCGATGGAGGACTCAACTACTGAGGGCATCGACACTCATCTAGTGCCACAGTATGACGGCTCAGAGGACGAGCAAGAGGCCGCTCAGAGGGAAGATACTGACCGCATAGCTGATGCTGTGGATCAAGCTATTGATCAAGTACAGGCTAGTCGTGATCGCGGTGAGCATAATCAACCTGAGATAGCTGATGGTTTGATGGGTGCATCAAGACGTAATGGCGGCACCGCCTCAACAACTGACTGGAGGGCTGAGTTAGCTGATCGCGTAACAAGGGTATCAGCAGGGCAGGAATCAACATGGTCTCGCATCAATCGTAGACGATACATCAACACTGGCGTGATATCGCCTAGTCGTATCGGATCGTTCAATCGCATGGTAAAAACTATGGATACAAGCTATTCAGTACAGCAGTATAGCGATAGGGTAGACGCATTCATGACTGAGGCGGCATCTCTCATGGATACCTTGGCACCCAGTTCGGGCAGTATGCTAATCCAATGCGGTCATTATGTCACTCAGGTCGATGAGGTTATGTCTGGCGATGAATTGCTTGATATTAACATTGTCGAAGGTGGTGGTACCTACATGGCATCAAGTGTTGAGTGGCTTGAAGAGAACGGCATCGAACATGACATTCACCTTATCTTTACTGATGGTGAGATGGGGGCTGATGATTACCGCATCTGTGCTGAGTCTGGAGCGATCCTTGTGTTAGTGGTAATGCCTGATCACTACTACCGCAGGAATCTTATTGCTTCAGGCATCGACTACATACTGGCTAACGATGATCCGTTAGCCGCTTAACCTATCGCTGTGTTTTGTGCGCCTGTAGTGCCAACAGAACACAGCAATAGGCCATTACTATTAACTTGTTAAGGAAAAGAATCATGGATAAATATTTTAAAACTTTAGACGCAACGCGCCATTTATTTGGAATCAATTGCGTATCAAAGGGTCAAAGATACATCGACACTGCCAAGTTGATTAAGGCAATGAAGTCGGCATTAAGGCGGCATCATGACATTGGTGCTGAGGCAAATTACATTATTAAACTTTATAAAGAGAGGCAACAAAATGGATGATAGTAAATTGTATGAGAACAGAGGCCTTAACGTAACATTTAAGGCGCATGGGGGCTTGCGTGAAATGCTAGATTACGCCCATAAAGAATACGGTGTTAACAAGTCGGAGCAGGCTCAATACTTAATGGAGACATTAATTGCAACCGAGTTAACTGGGGAAAATCAGATGGATGATTATCTACGAATGATCAAGGGCTTGATTATCAGGAAGCTAAGAACCAAACAGAGTGAACTTGAGTTTCAAATAAGCCTGAGAGAGGAGGCGATCCAGTCAATTAACATCGAACTTGGTGGTGGTGATTGTGAAACAAGAGATGATAGTAAATTAGGAGAGTTGAAATGAAGAGCGTCAAGCTTAGAGGCCGAAAGATTGTGGCTAGTTGCCGATACTGTGGCAGTGATGATGTTCAGTTAGATCGGTCACCAGTGTGGCAAGATGGCGAGTGGATGATTCCAAACATTGTGACTTACTCGAATTCGATCCTGCAATATGACGGTAACAATTCAGTAAAAACACAGTATGGCCGAGCATCTTGTTTAGCCTGCAAAGGAGACACTTCCGTTGATTTTAAGTTGTTAACAGAAGCAACGCCTTCGATGGAAAACCGTTTTACTTACCATGTTGAGGTGATGGAGCGAATCTCAAACGATAAAGATGATGGTTATGATTGCGTGTTTTTTAAGCGAGAATTTGATTCAATGAGGGAAGTTGAGCAAAGTCTAGGCGATCAGATGGTCAATAGGCATTGTGAGGTTAAGATTAAAAAAGTAATCAAAGAAGAGTATTTATTATAAGTTACCAAAGACGCAAGGAGTCTATTATGGAAATAGCATACCAAGTGATCATGGGCGTATTATTAACGTCCTTTATGGCGGCAACAATAATGCATATGTTTTATACAATTAAAGACGGAGGGTCAAATGAATCAAGAAATAAGATCGACAGATATAATATGGGCGAGCAATCAGTATCTTTTAATTCCATTTCCAGACTGGGGAAATGATTTTGAAGAGTGGGACGCAGATAAAGTTATCACCCACATTGATAACAACAAGGTAGGAGTTTTGGAAGATGCTGACAACAGGGAGATAGCCCGACTCATATTGCAGACGGCTGTTAACTTTAGGGAGTCAGTGAGAATTGAGGCCAGAGATATACTTCAAAAACTATCCGATGTTCTTAATGCAGTTTAACCCTTTTGCCCCATCCTTCTTAATCGAGGGATGGGGCTTTTTTAGTTTAGTTCGTTAATCGCTTTTTCTGTTTGGTAGTATTCTTTTTCAGCTTTTTCTAGCTGATGATTCTCGTCCTCAGTCCATGAGGATTCCGAGTTTTTCCCAAAAATTTTATCCCACGCTTCATCAAACCTGACCTTATCTGTAGGTCTTTGTTTTGAACCCTTACTCATAATATTTAACCTGTTAATAATTACAAAAAATCCAAAGCTCTTCGGAAAGTCTTGAGCTTTTCCTTATCGGTTATATTTAAGTCGTCAACAATAATGTCAAAGACAATCTTTTCCGCCTCAATTCCAAAATTATTCTTTATTTTACGCATAGTCCTAGAGAATATTAAAAGGCCATTGGTGTACTTGTCACCCGATCCACCACCAAACGAACCCATCATTGAGGGCGTTTTAACAAAAATATTAGCCTGAGTAGCTTGTTTTAGAATCCATTCGGCTGTGGAGTGTTGCTGTAAATCTATTTTTTTAGACAACAATAACCGATCTATATATAACTGATCGGTCACCTTAACCCTAAGAAATGCGCCATCTCCCTGCTCTAAAGCAGTTCTATGGCGTTGGTGTAATTCCCTAGTGCCTGTCTCGTTTACCTGTATATCAGAAATCCCAGTCATCGCCTGTTTCATGCCAGTCATTAGGTCGCCCCTTGCCCATAGTAGGTTCAAAATCTCCATAGGAAATATCTGAATATCTCCCTGTCGGTATGTCATAGTCCAAGTTAATAGTACCAGTGGTTCCTACCCATTTGAAGCGACACTTCCAACAATGAATTTCAACATTCTTGTCCTTGTCTAGATGCACAGTGATGCCCAAGTCAGCCTTAGCAAAGAAAGCGGCTGATCCTGAGATGTTCATTCCTTTGGGTACTGGCGTTGATCCGTCTTGATTAGTCATCATCTTGGCAGGGTGAGCGATAAACCAAATGTGTACGTCATGCGCTCTGGCAAAGGTAACAAGGCGAGTTAACATTTCATTGATACCTTGATGCTCGTTACTTACCTCACTGCTCTGTTGAATGTAATTGTAAGGATCAATAACTAATCCGCGAACACCTAGCCGCATGACTGCCTGCTTTGCTCTATCTAAAATGCTGTCGATGGTAGCTGACTCACCCCCACGCTGTTCAAGGAACAAGAAATGCTCAGACACCCATTTCAAGGCATCGGTTTTTTCCTCCCCACTCATGCGATCAGTCTTCCCCTGAAAGAATGGTTTACCTACATACTTTTCACTTAACTTTGCAATGTGCAATGGTGGTGGGTTTTCAAAACTTGCAATGGCAAACTTCCAACCCTCCCTGCTTGCCAAGTTAACCATAAGCTGATCAATAAATTCAGATTTACCAGAACCCGGGATGCCTGTCACTATACTTAACTGGCCCTGAACAACGGTAAACAACCCGTCAACACTTGCAAGCCCTGTAGATGCACCGCCAACAATACCTTCTTTATAAAGATGCTCAATGTCATTGGTGTAATCATCTGCTGAGTAAACACCTTCAAGCGGAACAGGTTTGGCGTTATCAATTAGCTTTCTAAGATACTCTGTGCCGTGATGCTTCAGTACATCGTTACAATCCTTGCACCCCTCTGGGTATTCAATCGTCCAACACTTAGCCCTTCCTATGCGTCTAGCAAGTTCCTCACTAAGCGCAAGCCCTGCTTCATCGAAGTCAGTTGCAAGAATAATTCTATCGGCTTTCTCTAGCTTGTCTCTGGCCGTCCAGACATAGGCAAACTTATTATCCTCCTCTGGGTTTACCTTTCGGTTGCTTACCTTTTGTGGCGCACCATTGGGAACACTGACAACATTCTGTATCCCTGCTGAGGCGCAAGCTAATAGGTCGCTTTCCCCTTCAACAAAGATAATATCCTTTGCGTCATCTTTTACCTGATCAATACCCCAAAGGGTTCTTGCCGCACCATCTTGAGTAAAATGCTTACCCTGAATTGACCTCCACTTAACTGCTTCACGATCACCATAAACAAATCCAATTGCATCCATCTCACCAGAACCGTTGAAATATTTTCTCCCAGATACTACTGGATAACTTGTTACAGATAAGGGGTCGATTGACCTGCTGAGTAAATAATTATTAATAAGTTCTTGGTCTGATGTGCTTGGCACTGATATAGCCCTCACTTTTTGCGGTTGGACTTGCTTTGTTATGGATGGCCTGTTGTATCTTCCTGATAGGCCGCAATGGTGACATTGGTATAAACAATCCGAACCATCTATGGTTACGCTTAGAGTTTTTACGTTTTTCTTTTTTCGCTCATCTGAGCATTCTGGGCATTGAACCCGACAATCATCGTGGATATTTGAGAAAAAATACCCAAGGTCTAGATCATTCATATTTGCACTCCACTGAAATATGTGATTATAATATCTTCCGTTAGGAAGATTCCTGTTTGAAACATAATCCTAATACTTAGGAATATTCCTGTTACTTGGAATATTCCTAGCAGAATTAGTCATCCTTAAATCCTTCTTTTATCTCATCTATAATATCGTTTATCATCCTTTGTTTTCTTACGCCCCCAACTCTTAACGCCTCAATAACATCCTCTCTTATTTTTATGTGATTCAATCCAACGTGTCCACAAACAATCTCATGTTCGCTTGAAATAAAATAATTGGCCGCATCAAAACTTACTTCCTTACTGCTGTCGTAAGTGTCTTTCAATGCTTGCACGATCATCCTGCGACATAACAATAATAGTTGATCTTGGCGATTCTCTATCGAGCGCCCAAAAGAGGTGCTTTTCTTTGACTTGTCTATCGTTTCCATAAATCTTTCCTTGCATACAGTCTAAAATTACAGATTCATCGAGATCAGGTCTTCTTGAGGCGTAGTAAATCTTAATTACTACGGCCAGATCACCCTCTAATAATTCGGGAAGTGTCTGGCATTGTTGATCAAAAAGTTTAACATAATCTCTAGCCTTTTTGCTCTTTATAAAAGCAGGCCTTCCCCGAATGGTTACAAGTTGTCTTGAGTTAGCTTTACTAGCAGGCTCACCATGTATTACAAAATTAACTGTTGTCATATTACTTTTCCCGTTGTAAGATGTCTACCACTATATACTATTTACTTAACTTTACCAACTATAGGAACACTACTGTGAGCAAAATAGGTAGCTACTTAATCGAAGCAGAAGAGAACGGAGAACTTAGATATGACGAAAGAAATCAGCGATACGTTAAACCCAAAGACTTTGGTTTTGGAGGACAACATTCCTCTGCCGAAAGACCGAAGAGGGATAGGCGAAAAACTTCCCTCAGAGATGAAAGAGTTGATGAGTAGTATGAAGATAGGTCAAAGCTTTTTTATAGAGACTACTGTTGAAGATCAGAAGTCTAAGATCGGGGCTGTTAGGGCATCAATCTCTAGATACATGAACTCGGTCAATACCCCTATAGCAGGGAATTGGTTGTTTTCTGTTAGGCAAGAGAACGAACCATTCCGTGTTGGCATAAGAGTTTTTAGGATGGAAGATAGGGTCGATTCATGAAGATAACTAATAACTTTAATCTACCAGACGTTGTTGTCTCTGCGTTAACGCAGGATGATTACACTAAGGGTAAATCTAACAGGTCTGTTACACAGCTTATTGATTCACCACAGGTGGCTGTACTTGCAAGAGAGAATGCTGATGACATCGAGCAAGATGCCGTTGACTTTCTTTGGTCTAGATTTGGAACCTCAGTGCATACCATGTTTGAGAGAGCCGCTGAGTCTGCGGAAAAGGTTATTAGTGAGCAAAGAATGTTTGCTGAGGTTCTGGGTTGGACTATCTCTGGTGCTGTTGACTTGCAGGAGTTGGTTACTGGTGGGCGTATTGTTAGTGACTACAAGGTGACTTCCGTATGGTCAGTTATCTTTGCCAAGCAAGAGTGGCATAACCAACTTAATTGTTACGCTTGGTTGATTAGAAAGTCTCAGAATACTGCTGTTAAGCAGTTAAGGGTAATAGCAATCATACGGGACTGGCAACGCAGGCGAGCAAGTGAAGACTCTACCTACCCTCAATCACCGATAAAGATTATTGAGATTCCTTTGTGGACTGACGAGGAACAGGATAGTTATGTCGAGGAAAGAGTCAGACTTCATCAAGAGGCTGAGTTCAAACGACTGACTGGCGATGAGATAGAGCAGTGTACGCAGGCAGAGACATGGAAAAAGGATGACAGTTATGCTGTTATAAAAAAGGGGAGAAAGAGAGCCGTAAGAGTTTTAGGTTCTCAGAAAGAAGCTGATGACTTCATAGCAGATATATCTGTTGAAGCTGAGAAGCATCATGTTGATGTTAGAAAGGGTGAGGCAACCAGATGTATTCAGAACTGGTGTCGAGTCAGTAAGTGGTGTCCTCAATTTGCAAGGGAGAAGTTCGCATGATGGGCAGTGATAAAGAAACATATTTGAAGATGGTAGCAATATGGTCTATTACCAACATACCAGATTTAAAGGTGTCGTTAATCGGGGATAGCTTTAAGGTAACGTGCAAGTTTGGATTTATTGTAAACATGGATGCAAAGTTATTTTATCAAATAGAACCTCTAGAAGTTGTTCAGTTAATAGAGAAATCGTTCACTAAACAGTTTGGGGTAGATGGTTCAAAGTACAGAAACACATTTCGAGGATTTAAAAAGAATCCATTTTCAAGTCAAAACTAGGAGTGCGACATGCCAAAGAAAGAACAATACCCAGAGATAACGTATGGGGCTATCTGGAAAAACCTGTCTGAAGTTGATTGCTCAAAGAACGCTAAGAGCAAGAACGGACTGACTTACCTTGCTTGGAACGAAGCTTGGGCTTTACTCATGGAAAATTATCCAGAGTCTACCTTTGCGTACCTTGATAACGAGGTGTATGCGGATGGATCAGTATCAGTTGTCTGTCAGGTTGAGATACATGGTCTTACTAGGCGAATGTGGTTGCCTGTTATGAACTATGCAAATAAGACGATACCCAACCCTTCATCTAGGGATATTTCCGATAACAAGATGCGTTGTTTGGTCAAGACCATTGGACTTTTCGGTTTGGGATTCCATATATATCGTGGACAAACTCAGCCTGAAGATATGTTTGAGGATGACTCCTCACAACAAGTTAAGGCTAACAGTACAACAGGTACACAAAACACAGCAGTAGGTCATAAAAAGACCAACAAGAAGTCAGTTAATGTAACAGGCAAGGTAGCAGAAGGGGTCAAGAAGGAAGCCCAAGATAAGTCTGATGCAGAGTTTTATCTGTCATGGACTGATGATGATGCCCAAGTATGGGTTGATAAGATGTTTGAGGTGGCTGAGAAGTTTGCGGAATCACCTAATGGCGCAAGAAGCCAGTGGCAAGCGAACAAGAAAACGATTGATCACTTAACCACTAATCACCCCAAGGCGTATGCCTCACTGAAAGAAAAATTCACTAATCTTAGCAATAAGCTAAAAACCCAAGAAGGAAATAACGATGAATAAGCAATATCCGAAAGGCGAAGGCGCAATGTTTGCAAACCAAAAGCAAAACGAAAAGCAACCAGATTGGAGGGGTAATATAGAGGTCACCTCTGCTCAGTTGCGAGAGTTGCTTGATATGGCAAAAGCTAACCAAGCTAACCCTGTCCCTGATTTTAAATTAAAAATGCAAGTAGCATCATGGAACAGAATTGCCAAGAACACTGGGGCAGAGTATATGTATCTTAGCACTGAGGTTTATAATCCTGAAGTTGCTCCTGCACCTACTCCCCCTCCGGCTCCTGCACCAGAGCAGTTTGATGAAGATATCCCTTTCTAATGAAGTTTGAACTGAAAGAGAACAGCGGAGTGGTAGAGATTCTTCTACCGCTTTGCAATCTTTTCCCCGAAAGAAGCTTGGAGTTAATGAACCTGTGCCTTAAGTCAAAACGAGGCGTTCATGTTGAGGTTAAGTCAGTCGGGAAGTCTAGAACATCTATGCAAGAAAAGTATTACAGGAAGTGGTGCGGTGAGTTCGCTAAGTTTGTGGGCATGACGCATGACGAAATGCACGAAGAATTATTGTGTCGGGCGTTTGGAAGCGAGAGTGTTGGGACATCTATGGGTGAAGTAAGAAGACCGCTTAAAAGAAGTTCTGAAGTTGGAGTTGTAGAATATTCCTCTCTCATTGAGATGTTAATATTTACAGCGGCTGAACTAGATTTCCACGTTCCCCCTGCGGAAAGGATGATAGTAAATGAAAAATAAACAAAAATTGCTTGATCGTCATGTGCATTTTGAGGACTCAATTGAGTTATCCAAGGTGTTATTAAATTTATCGAAGGATACTAGTGGTCATCTTCATTATTATCTTGTGGAGTCTTCTGAGCATATAGAATCTATGTGGGAAGCATACTCTGAGTTAGTATCGTTTATGAATCAGGTGATTGATGAGCAAGATAAAGATTAAAAAAAACATGGCTGTAGCTAACGATCTTGGTGGTGGAAAAAAGATTAGAGGCACTAGGAGAAAAAACAAGCTTACAGACATGGAAAACAAAAGAACAAATACATGGGATAAGTATGTAGATGGTTGGATTGAAAAAAACGAAAAAAAATAAAGGCTTGGAGAGATAAATGTTAATCAGGTTAAGCAAGCAAGACCTACATAACTGCGAGATGATGGGTGCAGATACGGTTAAGTTGTGTGAGATGCAGGGATTTAAACCAAGATTACACAATAATAATCAATCAAGGGTTGAGGCTAATATTTACGGATTTAAAGCGGAGTTCGCAGTTGCTAGATTGTTTAACCTAGACTTGCCTACCGTTAATGTCCTTACTGATGGGGGCGTTGACCTCTGGTTTGATGACATAACAATTGATGTTAAATTTAACAATGCTGAGTACGGAAAGTTGATATTCGACACTATGGATAAGTTTAAGTCTAACATTGCTGTATTAGTGGGTAAGACACCCGACCCTAGCATTATGAGAATAAACGGTTGGATGGACAGAAAAACATTTGGAGATAAAAGTCAGGCTGTTGATTTTGGGTATGGCGACAGGTTGTTTATGAACCATGATGAGATGTTACCTATTGAAAGCCTTTGGTCTCGCCTTATGGTTTACAAGTTTAAATGAGTGAGGTAGAGTAAATACAGGCGAGTACAAAGTTTGGTGAGTGGTGGCATCGAACTGTTCCTCTTCTCCCCGAGA